TTTGGTGGTAAACCAAGTGAACAATTAGATTTAAAAAACAATGTTGATTTTAGATATAGAAATGACGCGTTTGATTTAAGAAGAGCTAGTGATAATCCGTTAGTTGAAGATTTAACTAATAAGAATGATTGGGATAAATCAAATAAAGTTGTAGGGTTTAATGTTGATATTGGACCTCAAAATCAGTCTATGTTTTATGGGTTTACTGTTTCCCAAGATGCTGGTCAAGCCACTGCAGAATCTCTTGAAGTGTTAAATCAAATGGCCAATCAAGGTGGTAATAGGGGAGGTGCAACACAAAGTAACTCATTATATAACCTATACAAAAATAGAAGTTATTCTTGTAATGTATCCATGATGGGTAATGCTATGATACAACCAACAATGTACTTTAATTTAAGATACGTCCCAATGTTTAGTGGGCCTTATATGATTACAAGTGTTAATCATAGTATATCACCAGGTAGTTTTGAAACAATTATTGAAGGTATTAGACAACCAACCGCATCATTACCTAAAATTGATAATTATTTACAAACATTAAAAACTAATTTATTACAATCTATTATTGAAAAGAATAAACTTGATACTCAGAAAAAAAATGCGGAAACAAAAGTTAATAGTACTAATGTAATTGGTCAGTCAACTGAGGTTAATAACCAAGCAACACAACAAGATAGCACCACAGCAAATGATACTATTCAGGAAACTTGTCAACCAAACTCTAAATATGCTCAATGGACACCATTAACAGGGCCGTCAATAACAACATTAAATTATAAAAGTGTTATTGGTACTATTGTTAGTCTAACGAATGATGTTAAATTACAAAAAGTTATTTTTTCCTCAATTTATATATCGTCAAATAATAATAACACCTTAACAACTTATGAGAATAACTTTGCGGGTATAACTATAGACCAAGATTGGGGTCAATCATCTACTTATTTTGTTGATAAATATTTTTATTGTTCAAGCCAAAATGTACCTAACGCCACATTCTCAGACTCAACTCAATCAGTCAAATTTTTAGTTGAAAGATGGTCACAAAGAATGAGTTTATTATCCAATGACAGTGCATCGGAAATTGCTAAATTTTGGATATTAAATGCTAACACATCTGTTACTGATAAAAAATTAAATCCTGTTAATGTTTACGACCAAATGTCGTCAATAGATAAAGGAAATATTGAAACTAAAGTACAATCGGCGATTAATGAGTTTAATACTCAAACGGGACAACTTAATGTGGGGTCAACACCACCAGTAACACCACCATTAATTGATACATACACTTACGCAGTAACAACACCACCATTATTTGAAAATTTAAAGGTTATTGTGGACCCATCGGTCGATGGACTAAGAAATATATTTCAAATAGAGTATGGTTATAATATTACTGCGGAGTGTCATGAGGGTAGTGGTTCAGGACAACAATTTGGGACTAATTATGTTTCAACAAATAAACAAAAATTTGAAATTGATTTACAAGGGTTATTAACAGAATCTGGTTGTAATAATGTGTCGAAAAGTGAGTATACAGGAACTTATAAATACCAAATAACGGTATTTACTAAACCTGTTAAACCTGATGGGTCACTTGATACGTCAAGAAACGATTTTTACAAAAGTTATCCTGTAACTTTCACTTTGTAATTTTCTAATAATAAACGATATTTATATATAAACACTATTATGGACACAAAATTAATATTAGACAACTATTTAGGTAAAAACACCAGAAGCACTGAGAAAGACTTGGGTAATGGTTCTAAACAAGTTTGCGATTTAGACACAGGAGATTGTTATACTATCAGAATGAAGGATGGTTTAATTGAAAGAGTTGACAATACAATGACAAAAAATAAAAAAATTCAGGTTGAAACTCTAACAGGAGTGAAACAACTTTTAAACGGGTAATCAAATGAAAAGAGTAGACAACAGAATTATTGAGGAAATCTCAAGATATAAATCAATTAACGATTATATTTTTGAACAAGAGGCAACATTACCTCCACCACCTGAAGAAGGTATTTTACCTCCTGCAGACCCAAGTGCGTTACCACCACCTCCTGCTGATGCGGGGGCATTACCACCACCTCCTGGCATTGAACCACCTGCGGCACCTGGTGCAGTACCAACCCCTGTTGATGTTGCAACTGACCCTGATGTTGAAAAAGTTGGTGAAGAAAAAGGTAAGACTGAGGAACTTGATATTAGTGACTTAGTTAATTCCCAAAAACAAGTAGAAAAAAAACAAGAAGAATATTTTGATAATTTATTCAAACATCTTACAGACTTAGAAGGTAAATTAGGTGAAATGGATAATATCATGAATAAGTTGAATGACTTAGAAATGAAAGTTGAGAAATATAGAGAAAAAACACCTCAAGAGAAATTAGAACTTAGAAGTTTAGATTCTGGTCCATTTAATCAAAAATTATCAGATTTCTTTGAAGATAAAGAAGAAGATATGGAAAAGTCGGGAAAAAATGAATATATTTTAACCCAAGATGAGGTTGAGGATTACTCACCAGTAGATATCAAAAAAACTTTTAGAAATTTTGAAGATTTGGATAATCAAATCGATTCTTTCAAACAAGTCAAGTAAAATATAAAACGGTCTTCGGACCGTTTTTAGTTTAAAATTTATTTGACAAATACTCAGATTGTACTTATACTTATGATAATATAAATCATTAAATACTTTAACAACTATGGCGACAAATTCATTAGACGCAGTTTTGGCTCAATACGAGCAGGCAAAACAAGGTGGTTCTTCTAACACCTCAAAATTTACACAAGAAGAAAGAATGAAAAAATACTTTGCAGCTATCCTTAAAGATACTGAAAAACAAGGGCAACGAAGACTACGTATTTTACCAACACCCGATGGTTCTTCACCATTTAAAGAAGTTTGGTATCACGAAATTCAAGTTGACGGTAAATTTCAAAAATTTTATGACCCGGGTAAGAATGACAACGAGCGTTCACCATTGAATGAAGTTTATGAAGAACTACGCTCAACAGGAAAAGAGTCTGACAAAGAATTGGCAAAACAATATTTATCTCGTAAATTTTACATTGTTAAAGTTATGGACCGTGATAACGAGTCTGATGGGGTTAAGTTTTGGAGATTCAAACACAACTACAAAAATGAGGGGATTTTAGATAAGATTATTCCTATTTGGAGAGCTAAAGGTGATATTACTGACCCTGATAACGGTCGTGACATTATTCTTGAATTAACCAAAGCAAAAACACCTAAAGGTGCCACTTACACAGTTATTCAAACTGTTATGTATGATGACCCAACTCCTGTACACGAAAATAAACAAACCGCGGATTCTTGGATTAATGATGAGTTAACATGGGAAGATGTTTATTCTAAAAAACCTGAAGAATACCTTGAAGCTATTGCTCGTGGAGAAACACCACGTTGGGATTCTGACAAAGGCGGTTTTGTATACGAAAACAATCTTGAGACAACAACATCTTTTGGTGGTAAAACTGAACCAATCGTTGACCCACAAGCAAATGATGATAGTGACACCGAATTACCTTTCTAATTAAACTTTAACATAGACACTTGGTATTACTGAGTGTCTATTTTTTATAGTTCAAAACAATAATTTAATTTAACCTAACATGGCAATAAGAAAAAGAGAAATATCTTTGGATACAATCAAAGATAAGTTCTCAACAAAAACAAAATACAAAACAGAAAGTTTTTATAATTGTGGTGAGGCTTTTATGAATGCTTGCGGATTACCTGGACCTGTAATGGGGGGTATTAATATGTTCTTGGGACATTCAAACACCTCAAAAACAACTGCAATGATATTAGCGGCGGCAGATGCTCAGAAAAAAGGACATTTACCTGTTCTTATTATAACGGAAAAAAAATGGTCTTGGGAACACGCTATTGAATTGGGATTACAAGCCGAAAAAAATGACCTTGGTGAGTATGATGGTATGTTTATCTTTAATGACTCATTTGATGTTATTGAACAAGCAACTAATTTTATTAATGATATTCTTGATGCTCAAGAGAAAGGGGATATCCCTTATAGTATATTATTTTTATGGGATTCAATAGGTAGTATTCCTTGTCAGATGACTTTTGATGGTAAAGGTGGTGGAATGCACTCCGCTAAAGTGTTGGCGGATAAAATTGGATTGGGAATTCATTCTCGCATCTCAAAATCAAAAAAAGAAGATTATCCGTATTATAATACTTTAGTTATTTTAAACCAACCATGGGTGGAATTAGCGGATAACCCTTTTGGTCAACCTGAAATTCGTGCCAAAGGTGGGACCGCGGTATGGTTAGCAAGTAGTTTAATATTTTTATTTGGTAATCAGAAAAAAGCGGGTATTAGTCATATTGACGCAACTAAAAATGGTAGAAAAGTGTCGTTTGCAATTAGAACCAAAATTTCTATTTTGAAAAATCACGTAAATGGTCTCGGTTATAAAGATGGTAAAATAGTTGCAGTGCCACAAGGTTATATTGCAGATACAAAAGAATCTTTAGATAACTATAAAAAAGAATATTCAGATTATTGGGAAACAAAATTAGGGTATTCTGATTATTCTTTGGATGAATCTGAAGATGACTTTGACGAGTAAAAAATATTTTCAAAATACTTAAAAATTTTAAATGGTCAAAACATTAATTGTTGATGGTAACAATTTATTAAAAATAGGATTTCACGGAGTTAAAGATTTTTACCACAACGGAAAACACATAGGAGGGTTATGGCATTTTATCAACACAATTAGACGGTTTATTGACGAACAAAATTTTGATAAGGTTGTTGTTATATGGGATGGGGATGATAACTCTTCTACCCGCAAACTTATTTACCCTCAGTATAAAAAAAAACTACTTATAACCGAAGATTTTAAAGACCAATCTTTTGGAGAACAAAAAGAGAGAGTTAAACAATATTTGGAGGAATGTTATATAAGACAAATTGAAGTAGATAATAACGAAGGTGACGATTTGATTGCGTACTACTGCCAAATATCTGAAGACGAAATTAAAACTATTTTTTCGGGAGATAAAGATTTGACACAACTTATCTCAGATAAGGTTTCGGTCTATTCCCCAAACTCAAAACAAGTGTATAAAAATGGGGATAAAATAAAGATTCAATTCCATGAATTTCCGCATCAGAATATTAAAACATATAAAATATTATCGGGTGATAAGTCAGATAATATAGATGGAATTTATTATTTGGGCGAAAAAACTTTAGTTAAATTATTTCCTGAATTGCTTGACCAAACGGTAACTATTACCGATATTTTAATAAAGGCAGAAACTCTTTTAAAAGAAGATAAAGGTAATAAATCTTTACAAAATTTATTATCAGGTAAAACTAAAACAGGAGTATACGGTGAAGAATTTTTTATTATTAATGAAAAAATAATAGATTTATCAAAACCATTAATCACCGATGAAGCAAAAGAATTAGTTGAACTATATTATCGAGAAAGTTTAGACCCTGATGGGAGAGGGTATAGGAATCTTTTAAAGATGATGATGGAAGACGGGTTCTTTAAATTCCTACCAAAAGTAGATGATGCTTGGGTTGACTTTGTTCGTCCATACATGAAATTAACAAGAAAAGAAAAAAAAAATTACAAACAAATAAAATAAATATGAAAGAACAAGAATCAACAAAATTAGAATTTTTAATGATGGTAAATGATAATATCATTGTACAAAGATATTTTAATGTTAGAAACTTTAACCCTGACGGTAAAAACTCATTAGAGTTTTATAACCTGTTGGCTAATTTTAGTTATGATATTAAGTATCAACTAAAAATGAAAACCGCATCATACATGATTGACAATCATTATGAAATTATTAACAATCCTACAATATTAGATACATCGTATATTGATGGTCCTGAATATTTTAATGTGTATATTAAGATGGGTGATGTGACAATTTGTCAGAGACAGTTCGACGCAAAAATATACCCACCTAAGATAAGATACACCGTAGACGTACGCCCACACCTAAAAAATTTACTTATGTCTTTGACTGACATTTTTTCATCTGAAAATTTAACACTCGAGTACCTTGGACTTCCTTTAAAAGGGTAATATTTATCAAATACAACAATGAAAAAACTATGGCGTCAAACAAAAATTTCGAATATCTAGGTAGCAGTTTTCAGCTACAATTATTAAACCAAATTATTATCGACAAAGACTTTGCGAGGTCTATTCTTGATGTAATTGAAACAAATTACTTTGAAAACAAATACTTCAAAATAATTATTCAGATGGTTAAAGAATATTACACAAAGTATGAACATGCACCAGCATTTGACACTTTAGAACAAATCACCAAATCTGAATTACAACAGGAACTAGCGTCAAAAATTGTTATTGATACTATTAATAAAATCAAAGAAGCTCCACTTGAGGGTGGGGAATTTGTTCAGGAAAAAGCTATGAAATTCTGTAAACAACAAGAATTACAGAAAGTAATGAACAA